GGAATATACGGGGAATGGCGTTGCTGGTCGTACAGTTAGTCATAATCTTGGCTCCACCCCTGGTGCAATTTTTGTAAAGCGTACAGATGCAGGCGGTAATTGGGCTTGTTATCATAGGGGCGCAGATGCTACTGCCCCTGAAGACAAATACTTTTTTTTAAATTTTGACAACACAGTTTCAGACAGTGCTGCATATTGGAACGATACAGCACCTACATCTACAGAGTTTACAGTAGGCACTAACGTTACCACCAATACAAATGGATACACCTATATAGCTTATCTATTTGCCCACAATGACGGTGACGGTGGGTTCGGCCCTACAGGGGATCAGGACATTATCAAGTGTGGGAGTTATTCTGGTACAGGAAGTGCAGGTCTTCAGGTTGACTTGGGATTTGAGGCGCAATGGGTTTTAGTTAAATCAAGGTCTTCCGCTAATTGGGTTCTCCATGACATCATGAGAGGCATGAATCAAGGAGGAGATCGTACCCTGTATCCAAACACATCCGATCAAGAGTATTTGTTTACTGGTAAAGAAATTATTCCTAATGCGTCTGGTTTTACAGTTAATGGAACTAACACTGACACAAATCAATCAGGTTCTACATATATGTACATAGCCATACGCCGTGGTCAAATGGCAACTCCTGAAAGTGCAAGTGAAGTGTTTGGTCTTAATCAATACACAGGTAACAGCACGGCAGGAAGACTAATCACAAGTAGTGGAACTGGCGTCACTGACATGGCATTTATTACCTTTGGCGCTGGAAGTTCTCGTTTAGCTACAAGATTGAGAGGGTATCCATACGTTGTAAGGGATGACTTTAACGGCGAAATAAATTCTAACACAAGATTTCAGAGTTTTGATGATAACAATGGTTTCTACATAGGAAACAGCAGCCAAGTAAATAGCCCTTCTTATACTTACCTTGCAGCAATGTGGACTAGGGCGCAGGGATATTTTGATGTTGTTGAGTACAAAGGAAGTGGTGGCACAGCAACAAAGGATCACAATTTAGGTGTTGTTCCTGAAATGATGTGGCTTAAAAATAGAAATGATACAGATGGATGGGGTGTTTACCATAAAGATGTAGGTGCTACAAAAGCACTTTCTCTAAACACCAATAGTGGTGCTTTTACAAACAGTCTTGCGTTTGGTAATACTGCTCCTACAGAAACGCAGTTTACAGTGGGAAGCAGCTTTAACTTTAATTCTAGCCAAAATTATACAGCGATGCTGTTTGCTTCAGTAAGTGGTGTTTCTAAAGTAGGGAGCTACACAGGAAACGGTACAAGCCAAACAATAGACTGTGGTTTCAGTGCGGGTGCTAGTTATGTCCTTGTAAAACGCACAACTACTACTTCCACTGGAGATTGGTTAGAGTTTAATTCTGAATATGGTATTGTCGCAGGTAATGAATTGGGCTGGCGGGTAAATGCAGGAGGCGACACTGGCAGCAGCGTTGACATCATAGACCCTGCTAACAGCGGTTTTGTGATTAATCAAGAAAGCTCATATAACGCAAACGTCAACAATGCTGAATATATTTTCTATGCAATCGCAGCAATATAATCAAGGTCAGAAAGGAACATCAACTAATGGCTGAATATCGTGATCGCACAACTGGTGAGATAAAATCTCAGGGCCAGCTACGCAAAGAAAACCCCAACATGTCCATGCCCAAGGTGTGGAATAGCTTCACTTTTGATGCATTAAACGTAGACCCTGTGCTTGCTGCACCAAAGCCAACATCTGGCATTGGTCAGTATCAGACCGTAAGCCGCAATGGTGTTGTGCAAGATGCCAACAGCAACTGGGTGCAAGCATGGCAGATCGTTGACATGTTCTCAGATGATACAGAACTAGGCACAAAAGCTGAACAAGAGGCTGCGTATCAACAAAACTTAGATGATGCAGCAGCAAAAAGTAACCGCACTCACCGTGACAGTCTTATTGCTGAAACAGATTGGCATGCTCTGTCTGACGTAACAATGTCTGCGGAAATGACAACATACCGCCAAGCACTGCGTGACATCACAAGCCACGCCAACTGGCCTCACCTGAACGACGACGATTGGCCCACTAAACCATAAGGACGCGCCATGCCTTTAGTCCCGCTAAACATCCCCAAGGGGCAGTACGCAAACGGCACAGAGTATCAATCTCAGGGTCGCTGGCGTGACGTAAACTTAGTGCGTTGGCATGAGGATGCTTTGCGTCCGATTGGCGGTTGGAGGCCACGCGCACAGTCCGACAATAGCCCAGTAGATGCTGGCGGTGTTGTTCGCGGTGTTCACACTTGGGTAGACAATGACGGTGAGCGTTTCGCTGCATTCGGATCGCATGATACTGTAACAGCCATGCTGGAAAGCTCTATTACGGCAGACATTACACCTAGTGGACTTACAACGGGCCGCGTAGATGCAACGGTCAACACTGGCTGGGGTTCAGGTGGCTGGGGCTTGTTTGGTTGGGGTGTAGCGCGTCCAGACTTAGGTTCTATTCTACGCGCAACTACATGGTCACTAGATAACTGGGGTGAGGAGCTAATCGCATGTTCTTCTGACGATGGCGTTATCTACTCATGGGACTTGAATACGTCTAACGATCTCACGGCGGTCACAGGTGCGCCTACGGGCTGCACAGCGACATTCGTAACAGAGGAACGCTTCTTGGTGGCTCTTGCAGCGGATTACAGCGTGTCTCAGTCATCTTCTAAGCGTGTGGCATGGTCTGATCAGGAAGATTACAACACATGGACAGCGGCGGCGACAAACCAAGCTGGTGACATTGAACTGCAAACCAACGGCACGATCCTAGCGGGTGTACGCACACGCGGTCAGTCTTTGATCCTTACAGACCAAGACGCGCATACAATGACATACCAAGGCCCACCCTTTGTATACGGTTTTGAGCGTGTAGGTACGGCGTGTGGATTGATTTCAGCGGGTGCATATGCATCTGTAGATGCTGGCGTGATCTGGATGGGTCGTCGTGGCTTCTTCATCTATTCTGGCGGTCAAGTGCGCGAAATACCGTGCGAGGTCGCTGATCTGGTATTTAGTAATATAAACTATGACCAAGCATCTAAGGTGCAGGCGATGGTCAACAGCCAGTGGAATGAGGTCTGGTGGGTGTATCAGTCACAGGATAGCGATGAGTGCGACAAGTACGTTGCATATGACTATGTTGAGAACATCTGGTCAACTGGCGACATGGATCGCACTGCGGGTGTGGATCGCGGCGTGTTCCGCTTGCCGTTCTTGGTTAAATCAGATGGCGTTGTGTATGAGCATGAAGTTGGCTTTGATTATGATGGTGGAACGCCATACGCAGAGACAGGCCCAATTGCCATTGGCACTGGTGAGCGTCTGATGAAAGTCACCAACGTCATACCTGATGAAAAAACGCAGGGCGATGTAGACTTAAAGTTCAAGGTGCGCAACTACCCGAACGCAACGGAGACAGAGAAGGGGCCATTCAACACGGCAAACCCAACATCTGTACGCTTCCAAGGTCGTCAAGTCAGAATGCGCGTTGAAGGCGCAGAGGCAGCGGATTGGCGTGTGGGTGTCATGCGTCTTGATGCGCGGCAGGGTAGCAAACGATGAGCTTCTATGGCGCACCCCCAGTAGGCCCAGATTTCAAAGTATGGGCAGAGAAGTTTAGTGCGTGGCTTATGAGGACACGCTCTTTTCTTACGCACAGACGCGATTATGACAGCGCGGCAGAGGATGGCGTTATTTTATGGGATCGTGAATACAAGTATCCTGTTGTATCCAAGGATGGTGCATTTGTGCAGATCGTCTTAGAGGACGGTCACGCCTCGTTTTATCGCACAACGGATGTAACGGCTGCTGCGGTGGATACGGCGTACGCAATAACGTACGATGCACCTACTGGTAATGTTGGTATTGATCGGGACGCGACAGACAACAGCAAAATCGTATTTAGCGAGGCTGGCGAGTATCTATTGATGTTCTCAGCGCAGATTTCGTCAACATCATCTAGCACGGTCAAGTTTTACTTCTGGCCTCGTTTGAACGGCACGGATGCACCTAACAACACCATTGTTTATTCTCTACACCAGAATGACGCGACAGTCGTTGTTTCGCGTTCTGCTAAGTTTGATGTAGCTGCGGGTGATGAGTTGCAAGTTATGTGGGCGGTGGATGGCACGTCAGGCTTTTTAGATGCGTCTGCGGCGACATCATTTAGCCCAGCGGCACCAGCAACTACGCTGCATATTACGAGGATGCACGGATGAATGACATGTCTCAAAAGATGGTTGTGGGGGAATATGTCCTAAGTGATGACTTAGCGCGTTGCAGGCCATATATTGAGGATGCACTAGAATATTGTAATGGTACGCATGAGTTTGAGGATATTGTGCAAGGCATTGCAGAAAGTAAGATGCAATTCTGGCCTGCGCCAAGGGGGTGCATGGTAACGGAAATTGTGGTATACCCTAGAAAGAAGGTTTTCAACATTTTCCTAGCGGGTGGTGAATTGGATCAGCTAAAAGATATGCATGACGCTATGAATGCTTGGGCGGTAGAGCAAGGATGCACTGGCGGTAGCCTCACAGGTCGTGTAGGATGGAAAAAAGTGTTAGAACCGATGGGATGGAAGTTAGCACATTCCCATTTTGTTAAGGAGACAGAATAATGGCAGGCGGCGGCGGTAGTACAACAACAAAGCCATATGTTCCTAAGTTTGCTGAAACAGCAATGCAGCAGGGCGTTGGCATGGGAACAGACCTTGCTCCTTTGCAAGACACATACACACCTCTGTATGGCCCACAAGTAGCGTCATTGTCACCAATGGAACAAGCTGCGATGCAAGGCACAGATATGATGGCAGGTGCGTTTGGTATGCCAACCACAGGCGGTCAGGAATACCTGCCGCAAGCGCAGACATATGAGGGCGGCATTCAAGGTTACTCAGCGCGTCCGATGGTAGAGGGCATGATTAGCCAATTTCAGGCAGAGCGCCCAGAGCAAGCTAAGTATCGTGAAAGTTTTGGAATTGATCCTGTTTCTGGTGAAGTTGGATCACGCGCACCGCAAAATCAACCTGTAGAGCTAGAGCTACAGGGCGGCGGCGGCGGCAAATAGGAGAAAAGACATGGGTGCATCAGCAGGTGGACAAAGACTTCCAAGTGGCGGTTTAGCGGGGCAAGGTGGAAGCACACCGACAGGTGATGCGGTTCGGAACATTGGCGGTCAAGGCGGTCGTCAGGGTGGCTTTGGCTCTGTTATTCCTAACTTTGGTCAGGCAGGGCAACCTACTGCTTCACCGACAGGTGTTCAAGGGCCAACAAACTTAGGCCCAGAAAACGTATACAATCCAACAAAAGGCACGGGTTATGGCGGCATGGGTGTGCAGCCAGCAGTTATGCCATCCAATCCTGCCAATACTCCACTTTCTCGTCCTCAACCTAATATTTACCAGCAGTCTGCACAGTCTGTAGGTCAGGCGCAGCAAACCATGGGCGACTTGTCCAGATTTACTCCTCAGCAGATGCAAGCTGCACGGGCAGGCCCAACCGCAACATACGGCGGTGCAACGGTGCAGAGAACACCTGCATACGGCGGTGCAACGGTTGAGAAAACGCAAGCATACGGCGGTGCCACTGTAGCCCCAGCCGTTACTTTCGGTGGAGCGCGGGTTGGGCCAACTTCACAAATGCAGGCTGCACAGTTAGGCCCAGCAGAGAGAATGCGATCTGTCGGAGCAGTTCAAGCAGCGCAGGCACCAGATCAGATCGCTGTAGATCGTTTGCAGACGCAAGACATATCTGCGTACATGAACCCATATCAGCAGCAAGTTATTGAGGCTGGGCAGGCAGACATTGAGCGTCAGCGTCAAATGGCCTCTGAAAACTTAGCATCGCAAGCGCAAAAAGCGGGTGCGTTTGGTGGTTCTCGTCAAGCTGTGCAGGAAGGTGTTCTTGCAGGTGAGGCATTGCGCCAAGCAGGTCAGCTATCAGCGCAACAACGCCAAGCTGGGTTCCAGCAGGCTGTTGAGAGTGGCAAGTTTGACATTGGGCAAACCCAAGCAGCTAGAACGCTCGCGTCTCAGCAAGGGTTTGAAGCAAGTCAACTTGGTCAGCAAGCGCGTGAGGCGGCAGCGGCTCGTGAGCAAGCAGCACGATCTGGCAATATGCAAGCAGCTAATCAGTTTGCACAGCAGCAAGCGCAACTTGAGCAGCAAGCAAGCCAAGCAAACATGTCTGCATTAAACGCGGCAACAGCGCAACAAGCCAATCTAACGCAGCAAGCTGGCCTATCTGGTATGGCAGCGCAAAACGCAGCAGCGGCACAGCAAGCTGGATTGACGCAGGCGGCAGGTATGGCGGGTGCATCGCAAGACGCAGCTCGTGCAGCACAGCAAGCGGGTCTAACGCAATCTGCAGGTATAACCGCAGCGCAACAAGACGCAGCAAGGGCGGCTCAACAGGCTGGACTGACGCAGGCTGCGGGTCTGTCAAACCAAGCAGCGATTAACCAAGCGCTTCAAGCGCAAGCGGGTCGCCAGCAAGCAGCAAACCAAGCAAACTTCCAAGGCCAGTTTACAGGCGCAGGTATTCGCCAAGGTGCAGCAGGCGGTCTAGCAGGTTTAGGTCAACAGCAGTTCAACATGGGTCAAGCAATCCAACAGCAACAAATGATGCAAGGCGGAATGCAGCGAAACATCATGCAGAACTTAATTGGCGCAGGCCAGCAGAACTTTGGTCAGTACACAGGTGCGCCAACAGGTGGCTTGAATACGCTTCTAGGCGCACTTACTGGCGCAGGCGTTCCGTCAGGCCAGACAGAGAGCTTTAGGCCAGGATTTTTGAACTACCTACAAGCAGCGGGAAGTTTCTTCTAAATGGCAAGCTGGTCTGACATACAGCGCGGTATTTTCGCAGGTGAGAGTGGCGGTGATTACAACGCCCTCTTTAATTATCAAAACCGTCCTAATGGTATTTTCGCAGATGTTCGTGTCACTGATATGAGCATTGCGGATGTTCTGCGGTTTACTGATCCTCGCGGTGAGTATGGACAGTATGTTGCTGCGACTAGACCAGACCCAGAAATGGGTGTTGCAACGCCAGTAGGTGCTTATCAAGTTGTTGGCTCTACACTGCGGGATGCGGTCAAAGCATTGAATTTAGACCCAAACCAGAAGTTTGATAAAACAACACAGGACAAGGTTGGTCAGTGGATTTACAAAACGCAAGGCACTGGCGCATGGCAAGGCTATCAAGGCCAACAATCAAAGCCAAAGGATACAAAGATGAGTATGAACCCAAATGCACCCCAGCGCACTGGCCTATTAGGTTTCATGGACATCATGCGCAGACCAGACGAAGCAACAGGGATGACAGCAATGGAGCGTTTTGGCGCTGCACTTGATCCTCTCTTGGCTCCTAATCAGCGTATGGGTGAGCAGCTCCGAGCATCTGGTGCTAGACGCTTGCAGACGCAATCAAAGAACAAGACGATTGATACGCTTACAAAACGCGCAGAAGCTGGTGATCAGTTGGCGGCAATGGTTTTGCAAGGCTTGCAGAGTGGCGCATATGACGCAAGAACGGCAATGTCTATGTATATGCAAGAAATGATGAAGGGTGGCATTTCTAAGTCTGACATGAACAAGATGGTTGTTGATGCGCGTAAAGAGTTTACAGGACTTGCGCCCGTTAAAGATTTTGCAGATGTGAGCTTTGCTTATTCGCGCGTTGTACGATCAGCGGATAATCCATCACCAGCGGGTGATTTGGCATTGATCTTTAACTTTATGAAGGTGCTTGATCCCGGGTCTGTTGTGCGTGAAGGTGAGTTTGCGACAGCGCAAAATGCTGGTGGAATTGATGAGCGTGTAAGAAGCCTTTACAACCAAGTTGTAGAAGGTACTCGCTTGACTGAAGCGCAACGTGCCGACTTTGTAGATCGCGCGGGTCGCCTGTATGGTGGCGCACAAGAGCAATACCAATCCATTGCCAATCAATACACAGAATTTGCAAGGCAAGCTGGTCTTGATCCTCAGTTGGTTATTCCAGACTTCAGCTTTAAAGGTACAGTTCCTGAAAAGCCCACTATCTTACAAGTGCCGCCAAATCCAATGCCAGATCGGTTCCCGACTGATGCGGATTGGAAAAACCACTGGCAGAATGTGATGTCGGAAGAAGAACGTAAAGAATTTCTAGGAGGCTAAGATGGCTGATTTGACGGAAGCGCAACGCAAAATCTTAGACCGGACGTTAGCGAAAGAGGAAGAACGCTTACGGGAGCAATCTTTAGTTCCTACGC